TAAAAAGGAGAGAGCATAATGAGAATACCAGCTAACTCAAATTTTACTAAAGAAATATCAAAACAATACAAACAAATTTTTCACAAAGATATGACTCTTGGTGGATTACAAGATTTACAGGAACAGTTAGATTTAATTGATTCTGTGGATACTCATTTGGTTAATCAAGTGAGTAAATTAAATAAAGGTAATGGACATGAACCCAAAAAAAATGTTTCGCCTACAAGAGCAGTTAGACAAGAGTACACACAAGGAAAAGGTGCTATTGGAAAAATTGTTCCATTTGAAACAAAAGAAAAAGGATTTGGCTTTTAGACTTCATCAAGTGAAGTACCATCAACCAGTTCTTTAGAGAGAGGATACATAAAGATATGAAAAAAACAATACTAACACTAGGGCTATTATGCACTCTACTTAATGCTTGTGCTTATAAACCCATAATAGATACTGCTGGAAGATCAGGAACATTTGACTCTGACCAAGCAAAAGAAATAACCAACGATACGCAGCATTGTAAAACTATTGCTAAAGACAATACTAACTTTATTAGCAATATTACTTTCTGGGCATTAAATCAAAATATGGACACAAAGTATGAGTCTATTATGAGAAAATGTTTAACAAAGAGAGGTCATAGTGTCCTTAATTAAAAAGCATACAAAAGGATTAGATGAAGATGAATATAAAATTGAATTTGGTAACGAAAAATTTGATTTAATTTATCATAAAAAATATCCAAATCTTAATACTTGGTCTTTACACAGATATAAACCAGAAAAAAGTAAAGGAATTTTTATTTGGTACGACCCAGTTTTTCTTACTAAAAAATTTGACTCTTTAAAAGATGTTAAAAAATTTATTAGAAATAGAAAGTATTTATAATGCCTAAACCATCAACAAGAAATAAAATTTTAGCTTATCAATGTGCTAAATGTTTTACTACCGATGCTTTAAAACTAGCTTGGTTCTATGGTAGCCAATCAGTATTCAGCGATTGTCTATTATGCAATAAATGTTTTAAAGAATCATTTAATCAATTAACACAAACACAAAAGGAAGAATGGGGATTTTATGAAAAAAAATAACACCATAGAAGAAATAAACACTTCTATAAATAACTTGCTAGAAGAATGGAATATTAGCAAAGAACATAATGATAAGGTTGTGACTCATATTATAGGATTGCAGCTAAAGAAAATAAGATTGGTTAATAAGATGACACAGACAAGAGTTGCTAAATCAATTTTTGTTACCTTTCAACAAATTCAAAAGTATGAGAAAGGACAGAATCTTATTAATCCAATAAACCTACTAGCTTTGACCGATTACTTTAATGTTTCGTTTGACTATTGGGTTAAACCGATACAAAATAAAAACTTAACACTATTAAAAAAAAGGAGAGAAAATGGCTTTAGTAACAACAGAGCATGGATTCAAGATAGAGTTTAATCAAGAAAAACATGTTTATATTCACAACGATCAGTATGTTGTGGGTATGAGTACAATTCTTGGTAAGTTAGCAAGTCCAATGTTAGAGAATTGGAAAATTGCTAATCAAGTAAAAGCAATCAAAGAAGAAATGGAAAGACAAGGTATTTCTATTGATAAGATAGAAACCATTGTAACCAACGCAAAATCTAATGCAAAAAAACAAGGAGATAATATTTTAAATATTGGCTCTATGGTGCATAAGTTTTGTGAGATGTGGTTAAAGGGAGAGAAATTTACTGACCCTGAAGACCCTATTATAAAAGGTTGTTTTGAAAAGTTTAAGAGATTTTGGACAAAACATAAACTTAAAGTTATTGAGTCTGAAAAAATACTTTACTCTGAAAGAGGGTATTGTGGAACTTTAGATTTAGTAGCCAAAGATTCAGAAAATAATCTATGGTTAATAGATATAAAAACTTCTAAAGGAGTGTTTATAAACATGGTTCATCAGTTGCATGGTTATAAATTAGCATATGAAGAACAAACTGGTAAAAAAATAAATAAGATGTATTTAGTTCGACTTCCTAAAGATAGTGGAGATTTTGAAGCTAGACATATCTTATATAAAAAAGAACACTTAAAAGCATTTCTTGGATTATTGAGTTGTCATAAGTCCGAGTTATTGTTTAACGATCAAGTGAGAAAATACAATCAACTAAAACGAGGAACAAAAAATGTATCAAAAAAATAAATTTGATTTACCCTTTTGTGGTTTATCAATGCGATTATTTCCAACTGGAAATCAGAGTCCACGATATGAGTATAGTGGAGAAGCTAGTAAGGTTAAATTTACTTGCAGCTTAACTAAAAGAAAGTATAGCCTATCACAAGTTAATGATTGGTTTATGACTCCTGAAGTTCAGAAATATAGTCAAGCTGGATATGTTATGAAATACATGACGAAAACCCAAGAAATGAATGATCCACCTAAATATGCAAAAAGTAATTTAGAGCAGATTATTTGTTTGGTTATGGTTAAGCCATATGTACCTCAACCTAATGTAGATGGTTTTAAACCTATTAGTCAATCTATGCCACCACAAGCTCAACAATTTGCACCAGACCATGCAAAACCAGTTGAAAAAATGTCTGATATGGATGATGAGATACCATTTTAATTATGACAAAAGAACTTATTAGCGAGATTGAAGAACTAAAACGAAATCTCGCTTTTAAGAGAGAAGAACTACAAGCGATGTATATGGAACATAAACAATTAAGTAAAAAGGTAGATGCTTTAGAAAAAGAAAACCATAGTTATAAACAACAAATAAAACAATTAGAAAAAGAAGCAGAGGAGATGTTATTATACCCATGATAATTTTTGGAAAAACTATTCATAGAAAATATGTAAAAGTGATTGCAGTTGTATTATGTATATTTATATCTGTAATACTAATGTCTTGTAACAAATTAGAATTTGACCCAACAACAACTACACTAAAATATATGTTAAAGGAGAAGAAATGAATTTAAGCGAACAACTATATAAGAAACTAGAAGAAGCATCTAAAGAATGGGCAGAGTGGCAAAAGAAAGTAATTATTTTAGAAGAGGGGAAAAAGGCTGTATTTTCTTCTTGCGTAATTAAGCATAAGAAATTAGTTAAAACTATGTCTGAAGCTGAACATGAAGCTAGAATAGATAAAGACTATAAAATGATTGTTGAACAATATGCAGAAACAGAAAAGGAACTAATTAAAGCTAGATTCAGATACCAAAATATAGACAGATATGTCAGTTTGAAACAATCTGAATTAAAAAGAGATATAGCTTTAAATAGTAAAGTTTAACAAAATTCTACTAACGAGAATTAGGTTTGCTCCTCTTGTTTATCAGTTAGTAGATAAAGTCATTAGGGAGACTTAATGATTTGCTGGGGTGGTTTGCTCTCTCTTTCCACCCTAGTTTAATGTCTAGTTACATCAAAGTATTTTAAATCTGTATCTTCGTGGATTCCTGTATAAGAGTATTCAAAGTTAATTAAATCAACATCTCCTCGTTTTTTAATCTCTGCAATCATATCATTAACTTTAGTAAAGTGAGGAAAAATATCTATAAATTTAAAATTGACCCAGCTTCCATATATATTATTGGGAGTCTCTAATTGCATCTCTAGGTCTGTGATGACGAAATCAACTTTTATTTTGTCCATTCGGACATATTACTTCTTTTTGTTTCTGTTTAAAACCTTATCTGTCATTTTAGTTGAGAATGTTGCAGTAAATACAATAATAACTAAATACCAAACACTATCCGGTAAATCATTTATAATTCTTACCCATTCTTCAAAATTATCTCTAGTGCTTTCAAACCAGCCTGTACTTAACATTGATATAAGCCATACCATTAATATTTCGTCTTTCCAACTTTTATCTTGGCTTTTAATTCTTGTTATATCAACATCTTTAGCAGCTTCTATTTCTGCTGCTCTAATTGTTTTAACTTTTTCTGCTTTGTGTTTAAAATGGTCAGTTACTTTACCAACTGCTAATTTTGTAAGTGGATTGTTTAATAAACCAAATATCATAAATAAGTATTACTTGTTAAATAAATTAATGTTGTCCAATATAACATAAGAATTGAATAAATTAAATAAGTGAAGTTCATAGGTGCTTCATATTCCTTATTTTTTATTTTGCAATAATTCTTTCTGTAATTCGCAGTAGTGGATAATCTTATCCAAATCTTCAACTCCATTTTTTTTATCAAATCTGCAAATATATTTAATTATACAACCTTGAATAAATGATAGGTTATTCTTTGAAATAAACTCGATTGGTTGGATTTTAAAGCTAGTGTAGTGTGTACCACCTATTTGCTTGTCAGTAGCTTTCTCTGTGGCTCTCTGTGGCTTTAAACTAGACAATTTTACCTATCCACTCCCCTTTATTGTTTAAAACCATAGGATATAACATAGGTTGTCCATTTATTATAGCACCAGTACCTATTACAAATCTTAGTCTAAAATTTTTTGAGTAGCCAAAAGCAAGACTCGATTGTTTCGTTAAACAACCACATTGTAAAGACCAAACAAGATTATCAGGATTGCTAAAATATTGAATATTAAACTTACTGTGAAAATGAAATTGACAAACATTTTTGCCATACTGCATCGCTAATTTAAGACCATCTGCTGACATTCCATGCGTAAAGTAGCACTCTGACCCATCGCTTAATTTTAGGTTTAAATCTTCTACCCATTTCCAACCACTATCTACTTCTAAAAATTCATTGTATGATCTTAAATATGCTCTTGGCATACCATGTTTTAATGCTTTTCTATAAATTAATGATGAATGATTTGAATGTAATATTGTCATTTTAGGAAATATCTTTTTTAATTCCCATATATACTTTTTAGATTGTCTTAACTCATCTCCAGCACTAGGTAAATCTGGGTCGCTATCATGGAATGATAATGCGTGTTTATCAAGTTCATCTCCACCACATAAAATATAATCTGGTTTTATTTTTTTTTGTAATGCTTTTAAAAAATCAAATGCTTGTGGGTGGTGGTAGGGAATATGTAGGTCAGATATACAAAGAATTGATTTATAACTCATACAAGTATGACTTGTACCTTATTTTGACAATAATGTAAATATTACATAGCCCATAGCACTTATAAGTGAGCCAGTAGAAATTAGTAAAATTTTCTCTAATCGTTTTACTCTTTCTTCTATTGAGTGAATTTTATCGTGAGTTAATTTTTGCATAATACGACAAAGTTTTTCGTGAGATTCTATTTTCTGTAATGCGTTTTGTTTAGCCATTACTTTTTCTTCTTTGGTTTAAACTTTTTAATAGCTTGTGAAATGAATATGTTTTTATACAAAGAAACCTTTTTGCCAAATTTCTTATCAGCTTTTCTTTTAGCTGATTTATATGCTTTAGACTTCTTATTAAAAGACTTTGGTTTCCCTAATCTTTTTGGTCTAGCTTTAGCAAATATAGGTTTCTTTTTAGCCATTACTTTTTCTTCTTCTTTTTAGCTTTAGATTTCTTTTTAGCTGGTCTGCCTCTTTTAGACCCATATGTTCCTTTTCCCATTGGCATAATATTCTCCTATTAGTTTGTTAGTTTGCCACCAGACCATTCTGCATCTGGTAATCCATTAGTATATGATTTTCCATCAAATGTTAAGACTTGTTTTCTATTAGAGCCATCTTTATATGAAACATGAACCCAACCTGATGATGGTTCTCCTGTATAATATTCTAAAATTAATTGGTCAAAATCGCAATGATTGGAAATGTACATTGCAATAGCAAGATTAGATACACCAGCTATTTCAAAATCTACTGCTTCTCCTTTTGCGTGTTGTGATGTCTTTTTACTACCTATTGCTTCACATAATTCTTCTGACCTAAATCCACTTGTAATTGTAACAGGTTTATCATCAAATTTGGCACGTACTTTTTCTAATATTTCATAACAAATATCGCCTAAGTTTTTAATCTCTCCACTACCAGCTTTATTTTTTATACCAAGCCTAATTCCTGTGGAACTTTTTTCCATTTCTTCGAGAGTAAAATTTTTTGAAAGATTCATAATTATTTAATAAAACTTGGTAATCCTAACATGGGTCGCCCATCAAACTTGTTAGAATCAGCAAATTTCCCATTTACTTGATTATAATGTAAAAACACTTGTCCACAAATATTACCCATAAATTCTTCTCGCCAATGTTCTAATTCACAGCCATTATAAACTAACATATCTCCTACTTCAAGTACGACTTTATCTCCTTTTGGTGCATTAGGTTTATGTATGTTTTTGTATTCATCTATGACATTATTACTACCAGTTGGATCAATATAAATAGCCCATTTATCTCCACCTAAATTAAGTGTTGTAGATATTTCGCAACTTGGTCTATCTTTATGTCTTTTAAGTATATCTCCTTTTTTATATGCTCTTGCATAAGAATAAGTTGGTAATAAATCTAATCCTGTATGTTCTTTCATTATAGGTAACATCTTCACTAATAAAGTTTCCATTACAAAGTCTGCATAATGAGAATAAGTATTAGGTATTTGTTGATCTTTCCAAGTACCAAGCAAACTAGATTCTGCATGAATATTATTTTTATACATAAATTCTACTGCATCTCTTTTAAGTAAAAAATAATTTAAACAGAAATTAGCAAGTTCATAACTAACTGCATTTTTTATAACTTTATATTTAAACATATACCTCCTATACTATCATGCACTTTTGCATAAAATTAAATGATATTGATATTCTTAATTCATCTGATTCATTAGGATCAACACAATGTGTTAGCCATGAGGGAAACATAATTAATCTTCCAGCAATAGGTTCAAAATGAGTTTCTCTCCATAATCTTGTAGGTGGTTTTTCTGGTTTCATTCTTGGTCTTGACATTAATGCAACTGATCTTGGGTCTTCTACTTTTAAATGACCACAATTTTTTGGAGTCTTTACATAATAAACACCTGACCATAATGAGTTAGGGTGTATATGTGTTCTATTCATACCACCTTTTGGATTAACATTAGCCCACATATTACCTAAGAATGGTTCACTATCTAAGTATTCTTCTATATAAATTTTATTTTGTGCTTCGTATAAAGCATTTACCAATCTTTGATATTCTGGTTTTTCGTGCATATCAGTTGTTGAGTGCCAACCTTTTACATTAGTTCTTGATACTCCTTTGTCTTTATCACACCAAGCTAATATATCTTTTTCTAATTGTTCGTTTAATGATTTATCT